TAGCAGTGTATGTAGTTCAATATTGTTCTTTGCTAGTTCATCGAAAAAATAGCGGCGACAAAGAGCAAGAGATTGAAAAGAAATGTACTTCCGACGATCAAATAAATCACCCATTTGAAACACGGTGTTGATTTCATTTTGCGCCAGATAGGGAAAAAAAGTTTCTTTATAAAACTTACTATACAGATTATGAAATGCAAGAGAGTCTCCTCTCATTCCAAAATGTGTATCACCTAGAATTGCTATCTTCATCTACAAATTTCTCCAACCCAATTTTTTTCGCTTTCTTTGTCTTGCGCGCATTTTCATAGTTAGAAATAAACTCTGAAATGTTTTCATATAATTCGAACTGTCTAAATGTTCCATCATCATTTTCATTTAATTCATATTCATCAAGAATACCAGCTGTTTCTGTAGACTTGTACTTTACATACAGTTGTTTCTTTTCTTTTTGAATGCGACGTAAGAATGCATAATATACTATTTGCGTAAAATAAGCAAATGGGTTGCTCGATTTAGCTGGATCAAAATTGCCTACATACATCACACAATTTTCAATTGCGTCAGCGACCATTTCGTCACGGAAAGTGTATGATAGAAAGTTTGGTTTGTGAGAAAGATTTTCTGCGATCTTCATAAAACATTCAGCAACGTATCGAGGAATCTGTGGTTTAGGTTCACCCAATCTTTTCGCTTTTCGTATCGCTGTACGATATTTTGTCATCTCGCGAAGAAAGTCTTTGTTGTTAATATAATGATTTTTTGTCATAAAATTAATGCACTGGTTTGTCCTTTTTAGATTTAAGTGCCTCTAAAATCGAGACTACATTTTCTAGCGGCTCAATCTTTTCTTTGCTTTTCTTTTTTTTGTTTTTAAGTTGTTCTGCAAATTTTGCTTGATTGTTGTAGAAAAAATCGCTTACGAATTCATATTGCTCCTGAAACTCGGGACGAATAGGAGTTACAAACATTACATCCTCTAAAAGAAATTCTACCTCACGAAGCTCTATAATCGACTGTGGTAAGTATTCTTGCAATGCAAGAACTTGGCGACCCTCATCGAACATGGTTTCAATCTCGACTCGTAAAGGCATTTCGATTAAAATGCATTCTTCTTTATAACTCACCCATCCAACTAAATCGTCGGGCAAATTTTTAAATCGTACAAATTTTAATTCTTTTTCTTCCATTAATTTATCCTTACACTATTAGTCGTAAATGAAAACTTTTCTTCACTGTATATTTTTATGCGTTCTTCATAATGCCGCAACGTGAAGTTTGTATACGGACCATATCGAAGATCATCAGCAATGTCATAAAGTGTTGCAGCAGTTTTATTTTCCCCCAAACGAAGACCTCGACCAATTGATTGTAATGAGCGAATTTTACTTTTCGTTGGAGAGGCGAATATAATATTATGTAGGTTGCGAATGTTCACGCCTGTTGAGAACGTACCATAACTCGCTACTATAATCGCATTATTCTCGTTCTCTGTAATATTTCTTACCGCTTCGCGATCCTCTGCCTCAACTCCACCATGAATAAAAAATATCTTACGATCTTTTGCTTTTTCACCTATCAGATCATATAATATTTTACCGTGTTTCTCGACATAAGTAAATAAAATTAGACTATTACCGTTTAAACTAATACCAAGATCGCGAATAAAGTTGTTTCGACCCTCATGACTTACAATAAAATTCATTTCATCAGAATAAACGAATCCCTTTACTGCTCTACAAACATCATTCGGATATTTTAAAACAATACATTTAATTTTAAAATCAGCTAGTTGTTTACGATCTATCAACTCTTTCGTAGAGATAACTTTAAATGTAGGACCGAACAATCCTTCTAGAACTAATTTATTTATTTTACTATCGTCAAGTGTTCCTGTTGTACCAATGCGCACATCACAGTTTATAAGTTTCGTCATAATTGCGGTTAGTGATCGCGCTTTAAAGGTGTGTGCCTCATCGCCAATTACAAAATCAAATTGAGAAAAGTATTTCTTTGGCATATCATAGATCGACTGCCAAGTAGAAATAATTAAATCGCTATTCGGAATTTTACTCTCGCCGCCATAAATTTTTTGACAATACTTTTCAGCATCCCAACCATTATTGACAGAGTACGATTTAAAATCTGAGTGCATCTGAGTAACAAGATTAATTGTGGGGACGATTAACAATCCTCGCTTTTTACCATTGTTTAATAGATGACGAATCATCATGTAAATAATAAGCGACTTTCCACTTGCAGTGGGCGACAATAGCACAGTTCGTTTTTTCGTAAGACCTACGCTCGACGCAAGATACTGATAGTCTCTTGGCTCTATAGTAAGCGACAATGCGCTTGCGAAATTTTTTGTATCGATTGGATAAACTGTCTCTTCTTCGTCAGTAATCTCAAGAGTGTAATTATTGTTTTTGCAAAATGTTTTTACATATCCAACTAAACCTGCATACAATTGTTTAGTTTTTAAATTTAATAAACGAATCTTACCATCCCAGTGACGATTACGAAACGCTGGACTAAACTGATACCCAGGAGTTGAGAACGTAAAAAATTCTGACATCTCCTGCAAAATACCGTCTTCGGCATTTATCTGAATGTATATATTGTTTACATGTTGAATCTGTACATCACACATCAACGCGAACCCTGTATAAACTTTTCCCAGTCCATAAATGCGCGCAGTTGATATGTTCTTGCATTAAGTTCTTTCATCACATTTTCACAATACTTGGCTGTTTCTTCATGATAAGATTTTTTACGTTTAATTTTATTTAAATCGTCATCACCATCAATATAGACGCTAATATCCGACTTGAGAACAAATCTAAATGGTTCCCATCCTAATTTTTGTAAATCATCTTTATCTAACTTACCAGTGTAATACTCCCACTTGAGTTTTTTAATCTTATCAAACTCAAGAGCGCATTTACGTGCTGATAAGGTATGCAGCGACAAGTATTTGTTATACTTGTTATGCAATATTGGAATACGAAGAATTTCTTTACCTGGTTCAGTGGAATCGACATTGCTGTCTTTTTCCCATTGACGCATTATTTCATCAAGTGGTGGTGTTTCCATAAATTATCATACAAAGTTATAGAACACATAATATACTATATTTTTAGATTAATAGCAAATCATAACAATAGTTTGACTATTTTGATATGATTCGATATAATAGACTATGTCGAATATGAATGTACTATTTTATATTCTTTCATAGTTAAAGTATGAAAATCTAAACGTAGCATCAGCAGTTATGATGTTTTCAGCACTATCGCCAGCAGAAAAAGAAAGCGATCCTACGTTTGTAGGAAACACATCAACAAATTTAACTCTAAAATTTGGATTGTTTTTATTTGTAAAGATTGTTAATATCGCATCAGTGTAGACTGGTGGTCGTACGCTTGCAGCGCGAATATTCGCGCCTGGATTTGTTCTTGCGAGATTTACATATTCTTCAAATTTTGTAGGGAAAGTTGCACCACGAATCCAATCATGAAGTTCGGTCCACGCTCGTAAATCTTCATCAACTAAAAAAGTAATGTTAAACGTATCATAAATTGCCTTTTCTCCTGGTAGATATAGTTCTACGAATGGAGTTGGCATTGGAATTTCAGTTAATGAGATTCCTGGTAAATTTGTACTATTACAGAAATATGTAACACCTGGTAATCTTGAAAAAGTTACACGAAATTTAGTGCTTTGTAATAAATCTGTATTGATTGGATTTCGATTTAATACTGCCATTTAAAATCCTCGAACGATACAAATATTTAGTGAATAAAAAAGGGGGAGCATTTCTGCTCCCCCCAGTTCACTTTGCCTTATTATTATTATAAGATTGGCAAACTATTATTGATTGATGTTCAACACTTGGAACTTGCGATAGTAGACGTTTGTATTCGTCGTAAGCGCACCTGCCAATGCTGCAGAACTTCCATCCGCGAATGGATTTGAGACCATGCCGTAGCGAGTCTTGAATCCAACCTTCGGTTGATAGTTATCTGGATCAATTGCACGCACCATCTGCAACGGAACGTATGGGCAGTAGAACAAGCCAGCGTCATATGGCGACGATCCCTTGTATCCAACTACGACATAATCAGATCCTGTCACAGAGAATGGATCAACATAAACTTTGATGCGTCCGAACAGTGTACCCGCGAAGGTATTACCTGTATCGTCGACAGCTAAGTTCGTGTTGTTCGACAGTGCCGAATTGTAATCGAGCAGACCAGTCATTGCGAGAGCTGATGCAACATCCGTCGAGAGGATAAGCATGTTGCCCTTGCCGCGACGAGTATCTTTTGCAATCTTATTGCTTGCGCGTTCGATTGCGAATAAGAGGCTCTTATACTTCTCAACCTGCCAGCGACCTGACGTATCACTGTTGCTAGATAAGTTGAAAGTTGCAGAAGATGCACCAACAACACCTACCACACCTGTCGCGTAGACTGTACGAACAACTTCACGATTGATTTCAGCAAGGATTTCTGTCGAGAGGATATTTGTAAGTTCCGTCTCAGCGTCAAGACCATGAATTGCCTTGAGATCCTGTGCTAATTCCATCGTGTAAGATGCTTGCAGACCACGTGTCTTAGCAGTGACAGACACACGCTCAATCGAGAACGCCATGTTTGCCATGTTAAGTGTTTCAGCAGTTGCTGTGCTCAGACCTACACCAGTGTTTGCTGTTGTCATTGCAGCAACATTTTGGCTGAGCGACGCGATTGCGTTGGCAACTGTATTACCGTTAGCACTAACACTAGTTGTTCCTGCGAACACTGTGTTTGCTTCGTCATAAAATGCTTCCGCGCCATTCGGTGCCGAATAACGTGTGCGCATCGCAAAGATAAGTCCTGTCGGACCTGTCATTGGCTGCACGCCACAGATATCATAAGCCATAAGGTTTGGAAGAGCGCGACGCACCAATCCGATCAGAATTGGGTCGAAGCCTTGAAGATTGCCTGAAGATGGCGATGTTGGAGCAACGTTGACTGGTGTTGCTTCAAACAAACGACCCATATTTGCGGCTTCTTCTTGAATGGCTCGCTCTTGGTTCTCGAGAACTAGGGCAGTAACAGCGCGTCTGTATGGATCGCTGATCTTTGGGAGTTCTGGGTGATCAAGAACAGGAGCCCACTTCTTTGCATGTGTTTCATTTAAATACATGTTAGATTTCTCCGTTCAAGTTAAAAATATCACTTTGGTAGTGATTTCGAGATTGCTTTAACATAACGATCCATATATGCAGGTGTTGCTACTTCGGGTTGTTCTGTTGACGTCTCATCAGACACCTTTACCTCACTCACAATTTTCTTTGTTGGGAAGTAGTTCTCGCGAATAACTGCGAGTTTATTATTAAAATCACCCTCTGTGGTGAACTCCACGCTCTCTGCGAGCGATTTCATTTTGCTGACTTGTACTTCGGTTAGACCTTCACAAATCTTGCGAATTGCTTCGTTTTTCTTTGCTTCGTTAAGTTCTTTCGAGAGAGCAGCGAATTGCTCTTCACGAGCAGCTGTTGCTTCTTCCATCTCAACGACTTTAGCAGCAAGTGTTTCAGCCACTTCGAGCTTCTCTTCTGGAAGATCGATATAGTGTTCCGCGAAGAGATTCTTTAAACCGTTGATAAATTCATCGGTCAACTCTGAGCGTAATCCTGATTCAATTGCTACTTGATTGTTTTCCATCCATTGCTCAACAACATAGTTAAGATAATCGTCAACTTGTGTCGCGAGCTCGTTTTTAATTTCATCAACAACTTCTTCCATAATGGAATCGTTTTCGTTAATGACTTCTTCAACAATTTTCTCAACGCGCGACTGTACCGCTGCTTCAAAAATCGTTGTTGCTTTTGTACGGAATTCTTCAGATAATGATTCGCCATTGAAAAGAGCGTCGACATCTTCAGCCATCGAACCCTTATGTTTGGCAATCATATCCATTTTCATCTTTTTCTTTGCTTCT